GCCACGAGTTACTTGAGTGATTGTTGTAGGACCTGAAAGGGAGAGTACGGTGCTCTGTGGAACGAAGAGTTCCACATCGTACTCAACGTAGAGACGACCCACTTGATTTGTATTGGCCATGCCAGATGTACAAATGAACATCCTACCCGCGTCATAATTGGAGAGATCCCCAGTTACTAACGAGTTACGAATATTCTTTCGGGGACCGAAAGGAAACATTGCCTTTGGATCTAAACGGCAAGATATTTCGGTCCATGGAGAGTTCTCTACCGCATCTTGAGTGTTTGAAGCTTCAGAATCACTAAGAGGGACGGTTTCAATTGCATTATAATCGGGACTCAGTATTACAGAGCCGATCGTTGATGTAGAAGTACGAGTTATGTACCGAAAGATCAGTTTATTAAAACGGTACTGTTGCCACCTCTTGGCCTGCTCTGAGAGCCAGGGGAAGGTAGCTGCGAGTCCAGGATTGATGTAGAGACGCGTGTTCACTGCGAATCCAATACTACCATTGATGGGAGTAATGGCTTCGGACATATGAAAACGTTCCGAGTAAGTATTCTTTCTCGGAAAGGTCTGTCTGCTACTCACTGAGACGGGTGCGACTCGGGGACCCGAAGCTTCTCCATTTGATCTAGGAGGGTTTCGGGTCTTCTTTCTCGTAGACCCACGATTGCCCTGATTATTAGGGGGGCCCCGTGAGGAATTATTGTTGCTATTATTATTATTATTATTATTATTGTCATTTTTGTTTTTATTCATTTCTTTATTAAACACCATACAAGTATTGGATACCGCTGTATGTGCGGGACTATACATCCTACAGAAACCCAATGGGATGAGCCGTGTAGTCTCTCGGCGTTTTGTTTAGCACGGAAACCGTTTTGGTCAATTACTCTCTAGAACCCAATAATCAGTTTAACGACATGATCTGGTCGACCCTCTCCTAAAGAATCCCGTAAGGGAGCTCCTTTAGAAGACGGCGGAAAATTGGATAAGGTCTTCGAGTGGTAATTGGAATGAGGCTAGGAAGGTCACAAGACTTATTTGAGATAAGCTTGATTTCAAAAAGACGCATTACCTTCTCACGTGTAAATGGTTTAACTGTCCTTAGGTTAAAGTGTTTTGCTGTATAGCCAAAACTATCTTTAACTTCTTTTGAGTTAGCCATGTTATATATAAGAGATAATCTTCCTAACCATGGATCAGAATCTTCGGTTTCATGTTCATTTAAAGGTCGAAACTTGTCGGTGACTTTGTAATTTAAGAAAGCACCAGGAAATGAATTTGTATTTATGTTTTTTATTTTACTATCTTTAGAGGCCTCTTTAATAAAAAGTTGGAGTTTTATATCCTTTATAAAGACTCTGGCCAATTTTCTCTGATCTCGGGTTATTTTAAGATCTTTTGGAGCATACTTGATGTCCACACCGTACCCGCCTAAATGGACAGGTAAGAACCAATTCGGTGAAAGCTTATGTTTCCGATCGTGGAGTGCAAAGTTTTCATCAATCCACCTGCATTGAAAAATACAGGGAATGATACACTCTGTCCAGTTACATAAGGTGATCATACGATTAATCTCACGAGATACTTGTGTGGGATTAGAATTTGAATCTGATCGTAGATCATCTTGCCGACTGTCGTCGACTTCTTTAAGGAACTTCAAGTTCAAATAACCCTGACGGACCATTACGTTCTTTTGTTTGTCAAGTTTAAAAATCTGTGAATTGATCATACAGCAGTCCTTAGACAAATAGTTTTTTCCAACCGATAATTTCAAGCCCGCATCTGATGCGGCTTGTTTAAAAATGGGATAAAAATCATCCAAACACTTGAAAAGCATATCGTCCCCGTTGATTATGACATTTTTTATCATAATCTGAACAATGGATCTTCTCTGTTCATACTCCCACATATTACAAGAACTGGTAATATAACGGATACATGCGAGACGGTATACACTTAGGTTGACA